CAAGGCCCGCAAAAAGAAAATGGGGCAGGGATTGCTAACTTATGTGGACAGCATAGAGAAGGTATTCACAGTTGACGTGGTACTCAACCCGGCGGCCGGGGGAAGGTTTCTTAAATTGGTCGCCGGCCAGAAGGAATCTCAACAACAGGAGGTAAAGAGAATGGAGAAGTTGTTAAAGCTCTTAGAACTCAAGGCACCGGATTTGCTTGCTGAAATTAATCCGGAAACTGTAACCGAAGAACAATTGCTTGAATTACTGGGCAAAGTACTGGAACAATATTCAGGCGGCCTGCTGGCAGAGGCTAAGGAAACCATTAAGTGGGCGGAATGCCGGGCCAGCTTGCGGGAAAAATTGGCTGAAAGCCGTCTCCCCGCCTTGGCCGTCCAGCGCTTGGAAGGAAGGTTTTCCGACAAAATCTTTCAGCCCGGGGAATTGGAAGCTGCCATTGCCGAAGAGCGGCAATACCTGGCCAGCTTGAGCGAATCCGGACGGGTCAGCGGCTGCGGCGGGCAAATCCAGGTTGGTGACGGAGCGCAGCATAAAACCATAACCGCCCTGGACGGTTTTTTCGCCAATCGGGATATAAACCGGGTGCCCCGCTTCCGCTCCTTCCGCGAGGCTTACGTTAAGATTACCGGAGACGTCAACCTGACCGGCCAGTTGCGCGAAGCCAAAAATCTGTACCGCTTTGCTGAAGCCTTGACCAGTTCATCTTGGGCGGAAATCCTGGGGGACTCGGTTACCCGCAGCATGCTGGCCGAATACAATATGCCCAGCCTGCAGGAGTGGCGTAAGCTTGTTTCCGACATCACCGCTCCCAGGGATTTCCGCACCAATCGCCGTCTGCGCATGGGTGGTTACGGTGATCTGCCCACGGTAGCCGAAGCCGGCACTTACACAAACCTGACCAGTCCCGGGGACGAGGAAGCCACTTATGCCATCGCCAAGAAGGGCGGCCTGGAGGAACTCACCCTGGAGATGATTGCCAATGACGATGTAGGGGCTATACGGCGTATTCCCAGCAGGCTGGCCAGAGCCGCCGCTAATACCCTCTACCGCACCGTCTTTGAGGTGATCAAGGACAACGGGACGATTTACGATGCCTTGACCCTCTTTCATGCCAGCCACAGCAACCTCGGCTCATCCGCTCTGGATGCCACCTCGTTGCTTACTGCCAAGAAAGCGATGGGCCAGCAAACGGCTTATGGGGCTTCCACTGAGGTCTTGGGTCTGGTGCCGAAGAGCTTGTTGGTGCCGCTGGATCTGGAGGATACCGCTTTCCGTCTGACCAGGTCCAACACCATCATCGGGGCGGCCAACAATGCCGGCACCGAACCGAATCTGCATGCAAGTTACGACCTGGAGATTATTCTGGTGCCCTACTGGACCGACGCCAACGACTGGGCGCTGGTGTGCAACCCGGTCGATTGTCCTACCATTGAGGTGGGCTTCTTCAACGGCCAGGAAGAGCCGGAGCTGTTTGTTCAGGACACCCCGAACGCCGGCAGCCTCTTTTCTGCGGATAAGATTACCTACAAAATCCGCCACATCTACGGCGTCTGCGTCCTGGATTATCGCGGGATGTACAAGGCGGTAGTAGCGTAAAACACAGGGATGAGCAATGAGGCATGAGGGTTGAGTAACACACTCAGTCCTCAGCACTCATAGCTAAACAGGAGAATTATCATGGCTGTACCAACATATAGATGTCCGTTTAAGATTGATACTACTAACGACCAGGGCATTACCTGCGAGAACGTCAACTGTGCCGCTTATGACGGGGATGCTGAGCATTGCGCCATCGTAGAGTATGTTCAGCGTCAGTTAGTGGTAGGTGGCAAGAACAGTCCGAATAATCAGTAAGGGGTTTTTCATGCAGCACATAAACACCAGCCAGCGCCAAATCAACAAAAAAGCCTACTGGAAAACGGACAACCCGAATGTGGTGGTTGAGACCTGGACGGCTTCAGGTGAAATCCATCTTGACAAGCTCCAAAAGCGGATTGAGAAACTGGAGATGCAGATTGCCGGTGCCCATTCGCCGAGAGAGTATCCTCCTGGTGCCGATGAAAGCACCAGGGAGGCGATTGACTTTTGGAACAGCATGAATGTGCTGGATGTGGAGGAGTTAGAGGGGGAACTGGCGGAGAAAAAGTCATTGATGGGGGAAGTTAGTTAATGGCAATCACATACGACCAGGCAAGTAATAAAATAACGGTTACAGGGTATTCAGAAGCCACCCCTGCTGACTTTGATGATTTATATACTGAGGACACAGGAGCGACAAATGGCAGAGAGCTTCTGGGTGGGGCGATAGATGCCGACCCCGATACCTTTAGCCTGGATAATCAGCCCAAACCGGCTGATGACTTAGCAGTTCCCCTGAAAGTAAGCTGCACAGCGAGAGGTGGAGCAACTTGTGATATTTCCGGAACAGATGCTTGGGATAATGCTGTCTCGGAGACAGGTATTGATATTAGCTCCGGCTCGGCTGCCACTACCCAGAGATTTAAGACTGTCGATGCTAGCGGTATTAGTGTTAACGGGTTACAGAACGGTGACGATTTTGACGTCTATCAAGATAGATGGGGGGTTATATCTAAGAGAGGAACGATTTATGTAATTGGTTGTTTTCTAAGAATTGGGGACGATTCCACTACAACTTGGTTTGCAGATACAAAGAAGGTTATTGTAGCGGATGCCGCTCAATTCCAAACTGGGCATTTACAATCTTTTATTACAGTAGAAACGAATGCGACTTTCCGTCTCGGGACATTAGTGTCGGAGAGCGAAAAGCAAACAAGAGACGGGTGTCATCTTGTATATACCAGCCAGCCCTCTAGCTGGTGGGATATTAGGTTTGTTTACGGTAGCGGGGGAACTATTCACCTGTATTCTTGTACGGCGCAGGGGAAAGTTACCGGCTCAGTTGGAACAGTAACCTTGTATAAACCGGATAGGATATGGGATTTTGCGGGCAGTTCTGTTGGAATAGAGCGGGCCGGGGCAGGGCAAGACTTAAATAGGTTAACGCTTGACAAATGTAATACATTTGTCGATAACTCCAGCAGCATTAATGATTTGATACTAAGTCAAGGGTCTATCAGTATAGACCGATATGCAAGCGCTGATGTTTACGTTGAGAACTCTGAGGTTAAGCACTCAGTTATTGTAGACTCTTGGGACGCCTCCAGGGATGTTTATCTGACTAATGTAATCGCTACCCCTAGTTGGATAATGGGACTTGATGCCACCACCACCTCAAAAGTCTACCGCAGATATACCTTTGACCTAGAAGCAAGAGACAAGAATAATAATGCTATAAGCGGGGCATCCGTGAAATTAACAAAAACAGGAGAGTCGGATATAAATTTAACTACCGATGTAAATGGACAAATAACACAGCAAACCTTGAAGTATGGGTACTATGACCAGGCCAATGGTAATACAATTCAGAATGCGAGTGATTGGACTTTGACTATCCAAAAAGCCGGCTATCAAACATACACCAAGCAATTTACCCTGGACGAAAAGATTGACTGGCGGGTGGCGTTACTTGCTCCTGTTGCGAAGGCGCTGACATCCAGGGCTGAAAGAGAAGTATCCTTTACCGCTCCCAAGCGTGAGATGGCCTTTACCGCTTCAGGGAGGGAATTATAATCATGGATTTTTGGAAGTATCCAAATGAAAAATTTGAGATAGAGATGGACTTTTCCTCCCTGCTTGGAGCATCTGAGACCATCTCTACGGCCACAGTTACCGCCTACGACAAAGACGGGACGGATGTCTCAGCTACCCTGCTGGATGGAGCCACTAAAACCATAGATGGCGGCTCAATAAAAATTCAGGTGCAGGCGGGAACTGCCGGGGAGAGGTATAAGATCGTTTTCCAGGCCGATACTTCCGTGCCTCAGACCTTCAAAGAAAAGAGCTTGTGTGAAGTAAAGGAGTTGTAATGTCCAGTGCCGCCACTCTCAAACTGCAAGAACTAAACAAAAAAATAGGCCGAATCATCCAGGATGATGCCGATATTCTCAAGGGCAGCGAGATAGACAGCTTTATCCTGGAAGCCCTCTCCTATTACAGCAAGGACGCCCCTTATCTCAAGGTAGCGGATATTGCCGGTGACGGCGGGTATCAATACGACCTGCCCAATGATTGGCAGGAGGGATTTTCCTATATTGTCAAGGTAGAATACCCGGCCGGCAAGCAAATCCCGCTCATCCTGGAGCCGGGGGATTACAGCGTCTATAAATCCCCCAGCGGCTTAAAGCTGCACTTCTATACCCTAAGCCCGCCAGCAACCGAGACTATCAGGATCACATACACCACGCTGTACACTCAAACGACTATAGATTCCCTTCTCGCCCAAGACCAGGACGCCTTTTGTCTGCTGTCTGCCGCCCTGTGCTGCGGAGCAATAGCCCGGCGCTACGCCCAGACCTCGGACAGCACTATAGACGCCGACAGTGTCAACTACCGCAGCAAATCCGACGAATACGCCCGCCGGGGCAAAGAGCTTGCCCTGCGCTACAGCAACTTCATGGGCAAGAAAGACGGTACCCCCTCGGCAGCCGGCGGCAGCAAAGACTGGGACACCGATTATTCCTGGGGTGGAGACTTTTTGACCCATCCGAGGCGGGGAAGATGAGTAGGAGTAGGGGCTTTAGCCCCGTGAAAAGGAACACGAGCCTAAAGGCTCTACTCCGCATAATTTTAGCGGATAAAAAGGAGAACCCCAAATGTTGACCAAAAGAGCACTAATTCTGGCAAAGATTGAAACAAGTTACGCTACCGACCCCACTCCCACCCCGGCCAGTGATTCAATCCTGGTCTTTGACCCGGTGGTCAAGGTCAATGCGGACAAGCTGGAGCGGCCGGTGGTGCGCCCCTCTCTTTCCCAGATTCCCCATTTGATCGGCAAAAAACATGTAGAGGTCAGCTTTGCCAGCGAGCTGAAGGGTTCGGGGAGTCTGGGAGTTGCCCCGGAAATTGCTTCCCTCTTGCGGGCTTGCGGGTTGGCGGAAACCATCAACGCCGGGGTGGATGTGCAGTATGACCCGGCATCGTCCAGCCTGGAGAGCTGCACTCTTTATGTCTATCTGGATGGCTTGGTTCATAAAATCACCGGCTGCCGGGGGAGCTTTGAGCTGGTAGGGGAGGCGGGAGAGCAGCCCCGGATTAACTGGAAATTTCAAGGGCTGTATCAAACCCCAGTCGATGC